TATATAAATAAAATTAAAATTAAATATTTATAAAGATAGAAAATTTTTACTATTTGAAACTATTAAACAAGCTAAAAATATATTAAAAAATTAAACTTAGGAATTAAGAAAAAAAAAATTTAAACCATCATAAATCTTTCATTATTAAATAATAAATGTTTGTAAATACTTCTTGTTGTTGATATAAATGGTTTGTAATTATGTTGGAAAGGTAATTTCTTTATTGGTTTATTATAAACAGTCTTTGTATTCTCTACTATTATCTGTCCTTTATATTCTACCATCGTCTTTATCATATCTAATATAATCCCTACATTTTTATATTCATCATATATTTCATACTCTGAAGTAATGTGAATATTATCCATTATGTATTGAATTGGTTGATATAAATTTTCTACATATAAATACTTTACTGTTTCTTCACCATAACTTATATAAAGATTAGGAATGAATCCAGCTTTAGCTTCATGAATTCTTCTTATTCCTTCACAGATTAAACTACAATAACTAATAGGTGTATCATAATTATTACCAGAACCGGGACGTGTGAAACTTATATGTTCTTCACCATATACATCAGGTACAATGGCTTGTACAATAGTTAAATCTTTAAATTCATTTATGAATTTTTTCCAATGATTTAAAATAATAATTTTCTTAATATTGTTTTCAACTGAATATTTTAAAACATTATTTTGTGATTTTTCATTAAAAGTACAATCAATGATATAATTAGTCTTTTCTTTTATTTCATTAATTGAATTAATCTTATGTGTTCTTAATTTAGAATATCTTTTAAAATTATCAAAAATATGTTCAGTGATGAAATTATCACCAATAATTACTATTACTTCTGAGGGAATAGATTCTTTGTATTTTTTTTCCATTTAATTGTAGAGTCCAGCAAGATAGTTTAAATTTCCTAACATTTTTTCTTGCTCTTTATTATGTATATATTTGGCATGGTCGGTGTAATATACTACATTTTGTATAAATTTTATTTGATTTTGTATTGAATCTTGAATATTCATTCCAACTTCTTTTTGTAAAAATCCTGTTATAACATTTAAAAACCAATTTCTATTATAACATTGAATCATATCTGAATCTAATATTATTTTTTCTTTTATTGTGTGTGGCTCTCTTTGATGTGGATATTCAGTTATATTAATCATTTCTTCAATTTGAAATTCATCAACCTTTGCATCCTTTACTAATTCTCCATTAGTCATTAAGAAATCAGTTAATCCATTTAATGCAAATGCAATATTATACATATCTTTTTTTTGTTTACCTGCACTATGATTAAAATCATGAAAAAGTGTAGCTAATCCAATTTCTATCCTATCTTTATCTGTTAAAGTATCATATGTGTTTGCAATTTCCATAGAAGTAGTAAATACATCTATTAAATGAAAATTATTATGATATGGATTAAATCCTCCTTTATTATTATCTATGATGTATTTAAATGCAGCAGACAATATAGGATGTTCTTGTAAATAAGTTATAAAGTTTGACATAATACATATATAACTTTTTTTATAATTTGTTTAAATTCTTTTCTTTCTAAATATCTTTTTTTCTGGAAAATATTTCTTCTGTACTAAATTGTAAATTGGAATTAAAAGTGCAGTAAAAATCCAATACCATCTTTTTAAAACTACATCTATAAATCTATTGAAAGATTCTTTAAAATTCATCTTAACCTTTATCTTATTATCATATATCATTATCTTTTCATAATCACCAATTATATTAATCTTATATGAAATTGTATCATCCTTTTTTGTTGGTTGAATAATCCACTTATATACAAATAATGACTTATCATCATTGATAATATAATTTCCAACTTCTGTTATTTTTACACCATCACCAAAATCTAATTCAACTTTACCTTCACCACCCCATAATATATTATATGTGTCTGCTTTTGCCTCCATTATACTTAATTTAATTGTACTTTCTTCAAATCTTTTTAATTTATTTGGAATTTCAATAAGTACTGAATATTTTTTCTTTGGTTTATTTAAAACACTTATCTTTTTATCAAATACTATAATTGGATTTTGAACCCCTTTTACTGATGCCTTTAATATTAAATCATAATCCCCTACCTTATTTGCAGTAACTCCCCAAATCCATTCTGTAACAGTTTCTTCATCTACTTCTTGCTGACCATTGACCTTAGTGATTGTAAATGCATCAGGTTGTAATGAAATTAAATCCATATCCATTATATTACCTACTTTTATAACCTTAGTATTTATAACACCAGTTGATGTATGTGTAGTTAATGATACCAACTGTTCTGATACTTGTTCTGATACTTGTTTAATAATCCTTGCTTCTACCCTTGATATAACACCAATTGTTAAAATAGAATCAACCTTATAAACTAATGTTCCTCTTTCAACTCTACGACTCATTTGTGTTAATGTCCTATTTTCTTTGATTTCTTCTTCTAACTCCACTGCTGTATTAATTGAATCATAATAAATTTTTTCTAATTCTGACACTCTTTCTCTTTCAATATAAATAGAATCTAAAACAACATCAATATATTCAGAACTTTTATATGGACTTCTACAACAACTTATTAACATAATTATAAAAATTATTAATAATTTTCTCATAAAATATTTTTTATTTTTATATATAAATATTATGAAATTAAAAACATTTGAACAATTTTCTACTGAAGATTATGCAGTGGCTGGTGGTAATACTAGTTGGTCTGATACTTATAAAGGTAAAGATATTACCATTACATTAAAAGATATAATTAATTATTTAGATAATGAAAATGTAAAAGTAAAAGAAATTAATCCTAATATAATTGAACACCTTCTAATTAAAGTTGAAAGAGATCCTAATAGAGTTGAAAGTGCAGACCTAAAATATCCTGTAATCCTATCTGAAAAAAATGGTGAACTAACAAAAATTTTAGATGGTCAACATAGAGTAGTTAAATGTCTGAAAAATAATATTGATAAAATAAATGTAAGAATATTAAATTTAGATAATGCACCATTTGAATATAAATATATTTTTAGATAAAAAAAGGTTGAGAAATTTCTCAACCTTTTAGATACTTTTCAGTTTCAGGATAATAAACAGTCAATAATTCTAAACTAATATCCTTTTTGTTATCAGTAGATTCTATATAAGCCCTAAATTTATTTGGTTTTTCCAAATGTCTTTGTAAAACAACTATCCCTTCTGTTGTACCATTTTTAATTCCAAATAAAGTTTTCTGGAAAGTTTCTGATTTTTTCCAAATTGTTTCCCAACGATTTCTAAATGGATTTTTCATAATTTTATTATATTAATTATTTCTCTTCATTCTTCTTTCAGAATCTCTATCTAAATCCCTTTTCTTCTTATTCGCCTTTCTTTCTTTCCAAGATTCCCCACCACCTACGTCTTTCAAGTTTAGAATTGGCTTGTAGATACTTATGATATCTGCATTAGGTTTAATAGATTCCATTATAAAGTCAGGTTTTTTATATGCAAAACAACTTTCATCGACAACACTTTTATTCAACTGACAATATATTCCCTTCATTGATTCTTGCATTTGTTCCAAAGATATCATTTCTTTAGCTTTTCCTCTGCTCATAAGTCTTCCAGCACCATGATTCAAGCTAAGATTATAATCTTCATTCCCTTTTGCCTTAACTAATAATACTCCAAATTTCATAGAAATAGGGATTAATACCATTTCATCCTTTTTAGCACTTACTGCACCCTTTCTAATCATAAAATTATTATCAGAAAAATCTATATAGTTATGAACGGTTTCAATAACATTATCAAACTTTTTGATACCTAATACTTTTCTGATTTCTTCTAATATTAGTGTATGATTCAAATGTGTATATACAGATACAAATACAACGTCACATAGATAATCAAACATAAAATCATCACGTAAATAATCACGATTTATACCTACATTCATTTCTTCTTTTAAGGATTTTATTAAATTAGGTATATCTTTTTTATCTGATGTATTCATAATTATATCATTCAATTTTTTTGAATAATCATCTTGTGAAAAATTCACTTGTTTCTTAGATTGATTTGAATGATAATTAGCTATTTTAAGACCAAAATTACGCGATCCACAATGTATCATTAACAAGTGTTCACCATTTTCATTAACACCTATTTCACATGCATGGTTACCTCCTCCAACAGATCCCAATGAACACCAAAAAGTTCTTTCTTCCATACCTATTTCTTTCAACTTTTTAGTTAACCATTTTTGATTGAAAATTGGTGCTTGGTAGTCAGTATTATATTTTTTGTTATACATTGATGTGAATATATCAACTCTTTGTTGTGCTTCATCAAATGGAAAATCTGATACAAGTGGTGTTTCATGTACATTCATACCAAATGGTACATTTCTTCTAATTTCCTTATCTAATTTAGGTAAATCAAAACCCTTTTCAGTTCTAAAAAAGGCACCAGTAACAGAACATGAAATATCAACACCAATCATATTAGGATCAACCATATTTGTCATTGGCATAGTGAAACCTACTACATTTCCACCTTTTCCTGAATGTACATCTGCCATTACACGAATTGGTACACCTTCAGATATTGGTTGGTCTAATAAATTGTAAATATCAGATAATGCTTCTTGTTCAATATCATCACAAAATATTTTGCAATCCTTATTATATTTTCCTTTTAATTCAATCATCAGTTCTATTTTTTAATTTAAAATACAAAGATAAGTAAAATAAATTAAATATCCTTATCTTTTTTAATTTGTTTTTTAATTAATTCTTCTACTACATTTGATTTATTATAAAGTCCATTGTCTTCAAGGTATTCATCAAATATTTCATTTACTTCATTGCTAATAGTAGCAGTGATTTTAGTTTTTCCTTTGCCTTCTGGGTATTTCTTTTTCATAAAAGTAATTTTTGTTTATATATTATAAAAATAATTAAAAGTTTTTTGAAAAAAATCATCAAAATCATAATTATGACTTTTATTATTTAATATATACTTAAAAACAATCCTGTAATTATGAAGAAGGTAGATAAGAAGAAGAAAGAATTATCTATATCAATAGATAATGATATTTTAAAGTATATTAAAGAAAATTATGAAAATAGATCTAAATTTATTGAATATTGTATTATTGAAGAATTAAAAAAATTTGATAAAGAAAAAGAAAAAATAATAAAAGAAAATGAGAACTGTTGAACAATTTATAGAAATAGCAAAAGAAATACATATTGATAAATATGATTATAGTTTATCTGTATATAAAGGTAATAGAAAAAATATTAAAATTATATGTCCAGTTCATGGTGAATTTGAACAACTTGTTATGAATCATTTAGCAGGACATGGTTGTAAAAAATGTGCAAATGATTTGAAGAAAATTGATTTTAATAATATGATAGAAAAATTAAATATTATGTATAAAAATAAATATGATTATTCATTATTAGAATATATTAATACAAAAAATAAAGTTAAGATTATTTGTCCTATTCATGGTAAATTTGAACAATCATTGAGATCTCATTTAGATGGATTTGGTTGTCATACTTGCTCATATGATTTAAAAAGAAAAGATATAAATGATTTTATAAATGAATCTAATATAATACATAGCAATAAATATGATTATTCATTAGTTAAATATATAACATCACAAATAAATGTTAAGATTATTTGTCCTGTTCATGGTGAATTTGAACAACAACCACATCATCATTTAAGAGGTTGTAGATGTCCAAAATGTAATAGTAGTAAAGGGGAAGATATAATAAGAAAAATATTAGATGAAAATAATATTAATTATAAAAAACAAAAAACTTTTAAAAATTGTAAAAATATAAGACCACTAAAATTTGATTTTTATTTAATTGATTATAATATTTTAATTGAATTTGATGGAAGACAACATTTTAAATCAGTTAGACATTGGGGTGGTATAGATGGATTAGAATTACAAAAAATAAAAGACAAGATTAAAACAGAATATTGTATTAAAAATAATATCCCATTATATAGGATTAATTATAATGAAAATATTAATGAAAAAATGAATGAGATATTAAGTAATTTAAAATAAACAAACTCAAAATTATAACTATATAAATAGAACTAAAAAATAATGAAAAAATGAATGGATATTAATAAATTATATAATCAAAATTGTATTACAACTATGAATAATATGTTAAATGATAATATATTAGTTGATTTAGTTGTTACTTCTCCACCTTATGATGATTTAAGAACATATAATAAAAAAGAAAAAAATAATTATAATGGATATTCTTTTCCATTTGAAGAAATATCAAATTTATTATATAAAATTATAAAACCAGGTGGTGTTTTAGTATGGGTAGTAGGAGATGCTACTGAAAAAGGTAATGAAACTGGTACAAGTTTCAGAGAAGCTTTATATTTTAAAGAAATTGGTTTTAATCTATATGATACAATGATATATCAAAAAACTGGATCACCTTTTCCTCAGACAACAAGATATAATCAGATATTTGAATACATGTTTGTTTTTAGTAAAGGAAAACCAAATACCTTTAATCCTATAATGAAAAAAAATGTAACTGCGGGAGCCGTTAGACATTCAAGAAAATTTAGAAATGTAGAAGGTGAAATGAAACCCGCTTTTAATGGAAAACCTATAGCTGAGTATGGTATAGATAATAATATATGGATAATACAAAATGGAATGTATAAATCTACAAAAGATAAAGTAGCATTTGAACACCCTGCTATATTTCCAGAAGAATTATCACTAAAACATATAATAACTTGGAGTAAAGAAGATGATTTAGTATATGATCCATTTATGGGTAGTGGTACAGTCGCAAAATCTTGTATTCAACTTGGTAGAAATTGGATTGGTTCAGAATTAGATGCAACATATTGTGAAATTATTAATAAAAGATTATTAGAAGTTTCTAAAATAGAATCATATGATTTTATCACAAAAGATAAATTATTAAAAGAAAATATAATTGAAGATATAATTGAAATTAAAGAAAATATAATAGAAGATATAATTGATATAGAAAGAAATACAGAAGAAGATATAATTACGGGTTCTGATGATGATTTTTGGAATTCATAAAATAAAAAAGACTAGTTAAACTAGTCTTTTTTTAATTTCAGATATATTATCAGTACAAGTAATTATTAAATTATCATTTTCATAATCATCTTTTAAGTTTTGTCTTCTATTATCATCCCAATATTTACCATCTAAAATAATGATGAATTTAGTTAATTTATCATTATTAGAATAAATTAACACATTTTCACAAAAATGTATCACTTCTTGTTTAACATTATCTAAAGAACCACCAACCAAAAAATTATATTTATTCATAGTAAAAACATCATATTGTAATATTATATCATCTATTCTATTTATTTTAAAATCAATAGATTTAGTTTTTTTATTTTTTTCTTCTTTGGATCTATTTTTGCTCTTTGTAGTTTTTATTTTACCGTTATATAAATAAGAATAAGGTTCATATTTTTCCATATATATACCTTCTTTAGATGCTTCATTTTGTTGTAATTTTTCTGATAAATTTTGTCTTAATGGGTCTTTTGTCATTTCTTTAATCAGATGTATTGTAAATAGATGATTTGGATTATCTATAAGCCATTTTATTAAAGACATCACATCATTAAAATGATATTCACCATTTTCATTTATATATAATTCTTTATAATCTTTTAATATTCTATCTAATGTATATAACATAGATTTGTGAATTTTTCTAGAAGTTATCTTAATTTTACCATTATATATATCCTTTAATAATTTAATTATATCTGGTTTACCATCAATAATAAGTTTAATTCTTTCTTTTTCAAATATATCATTAAATTTTTCTTTAGTAATAAATAAATTATTATTGTCTTTTTTATCTAATTTCTTAGATAAAATTTTCTTTTTAGATTTTAATTTTTTAGTTGGTAAAGATGTTCTATTAATTATTTCTTCATATAATTTAAGTCCTTCATCTGTTAAAGAATAAATATGTGGAAGATTTTGAGAGCTATTAAATAATTTTTTATTACTTGCATCATTAGCAAGCCACCCCGCATTTATTCTAATTATACATTTCTCTTTTAGATCTATGTGATTTGGATATTCTTTTAATTTATTAAAATCAAAAGGAAATTCATTGTACCATAAATTTCCTAATTCTTTTCTTGTTTTTTGACCATATTTACCCAATAAAAAAATAACTGATTCTTTTCTAGTTCTAATAAAAAAATCATCATAACCATTTAGTTTAGTAGGTATAGGTGGTAAATATCTACTACTTATAAAAGATGTTATATCATCCATATTAAAAAATTTAATTAATAAGATACAAAGATAAGTAAATTAATTTAATTAAACAAATATTATCCTTTTAATTCGATATTTTTAATTTGTTCCATCAGTTTCATTTTTAGTTGATAGATGAATTCGTCTTTACCATCCACATAAGATGTTGTTCCAAGTATATTTTCTGAAACACTGGAAGAAATTTCTTCATCAAATGTTTCATATATGATATTAAACAATTTTAAAATTTATTTTATTTAATTTTTCCATATAAATAGTAGGTGAAATATCACCACTAAGTAGGAGGTCTAATATCCTTGCTCTATCAGAACATTTTCTTAAATCTTCTGTAAGTTTTCTTGCTTCCATAAGGATAATTAATTTTTCTTTAGGAGAAGCATTTTCCAACCTATCAAATTCTTTTTGTGGTCTTTGATAATTAAAATCAGTAGATACTGAATAATCATCATCCATATATTTTCCATCATTAATAAAATCACTTTCAATTTCATCTGCTAGATAATTTAATTGATAGTATTTATAATCATAGTGTCCTGCGCTCATAATTTTAAGTTTTTAAATAACGTTTAACAATAGTTTCTCGTGATGTACCAAATTCACAATCTTCATCACATATTTGTAATTGTCCATATTCGTCAGTATATACATCTTGTATATGCTTTAAAAAATCTAATAGTTCTTGTTCCATAATATTTATTTTTTTACAAATATACAATATTTTTTTATATAAACAAAAAAAAAAGGAGATAAAAGTTTATCTCCTTTTTAAATTAATTTGTTTTTTAATTAAACCTTCTATTACATTTGATTTATTGTATAAATCATTGTCTTTAATATATTCATCAAATACTTTATTTACATTTTCATCAATGGTAGCAGTAATCTTAATTCGTTTTTTCCCTTCTTGGTAAGTTTTTTTCATATAATGTTTTTATTTATATATTATAAAAATAATTAAAAGTTTTTTTGAAAAAAATGTCTAAAAATGACTTTTTGACTTTTTTTATTTAATATATACTTATAAAAGAATTCAGAAATTATGGCAACAAAAACTAAAATAGAATTATCAATATCATTAAGTAGTGATACACTTGATTATATTAAAGTGAATTATAAAAACAGATCTAAATTTATTGAATATTGTATCATTGAAGAATTGAAAAGATTTGATAAATATAAAGAAAAAATAACAGAATAAAAATGATTGTTTATAAAATAACTAATTTAATTAATGGTAGATTTTATGTAGGACAAGATAAATATAATAATCCAAATTATTATGGTTCTGGTAAAATTTTAAAACAAGCACTTAAAAAATATGGTAAAGAAAATTTTACAAAAGAAATATTAGAATATTGTTCTTCTAAAGAACATCTCAATGAAAGAGAAATTTATTGGATTAATATATTAAACGCAAGAGAAAGAGGAGTTGGGTATAATATAACAAAAGGTGGTTTGGGTGGTGATACTTTTACTGGTAATCCAAATTCAGAAGAAATAAGGAAAAAAAGGAGTAATTCAAATAAAGGTAAAAAGGGAGTAGTCCATACAGAAGAAGCAAAACGAAAAATAAGTGAAGGTAATAAAGGTAAAGAAATAAGTATAGATGTGAGAGAAAGAACAAGTGTAACAATGAAAAAATTAATGAATAGTGAAGCCGGAATGATACTTAAAGAAAATCTTAGTAAAAAATTAACTGGTATTAATCGTAGTGAAGAAACAAAAGAAAAAATTAGATTATCTAAAATGGGGGATAAAAATCCAATGTCCAAAGAAGAAAATAGAGCAAAATTGAGAGGTAAAAAGGCAAGTGAAGAAAGTAAAGAGAAAAATAGACAATCACATATAGGTAAAAAACTTACAGAAGAACATAAAAATAAAATAAGAGAAGGTATGTTGAAAAAGAAAAACCCACATTAAATTAATAATGTGGATTTAGATATTCTATTTCTTACTTAAATCTAAAATAACACCTTGGTCACTACCCATCATATATTGTGGTAATTTACCATCCCATTTTTCAATCCATTCAAGGTCAATAATTCTTGGATTAGAAGTAATTGAATTACCTTTAATTTGTAATGCTTTTGCTTGACCTTCTGCTAAAAGAATAGCGATATCCTTCTTAATAGATTCTTGTTTTTTCAATTCTTCTTGTTGTCTTGTAATTTCTACAAGTCTAAGAACTTCTTGTTCAGCTAATTTCTTAGCATTGATAGCTGTTTCATATTCTACATTATAATAAACTTCACGTACATCTACATTATCAATTTGTAATTTATATTGTTTACATTCATCAGTAATTCTAGTTAGTATTTGATTTTGAATATCTTGACGTTTAGTACTATATGCTTCAATAGGAGTATAATTAGAAACTGTCAATGCCATTGCTGATTTAAGTTTAGGTCGAATAACATTTTCTTCTAACCATAAATATCTACCACTATTTCCACCATCATTTTCTGTAACATTCTGATAAATCCAAGGAGCGGCATCTCCTATAATTCGCCAAGATACAGACACATCAAAACCAATTTTAATACCATCTTTAGTAGGTGCCCAAATAGCATCTGAATTAGGTTTAGCACCTTCATTAGTTGCTGTTGCACAAGTATAAACCCATACTGTTTTATCCATAAAATGAACATCATTCCAAGGGGCAATAATATGCCAACCAGTATGTAGAGGGACATCAACTACACCACTAGGGGTAGTAACAACACCCACATTTTGTGCATCTACTCTAACAATAAGTGATAATAGAACAATAAATATTAAACCAACACCAAATGCAACATAAAAAAACGGCAATTTAATTGCTTGTTTAACTTTCTGCATAACAGGTCTACCAAACCTATCAGTATCAGTAGTGGGTACTTCTCGAACAATAGGAATAAATTGGAGTACAATACCAACTAAACCATACAACATAACTAACCAAAACAACAATGTTAATATAATCATAATTTTTAAAATTATTAATTTTTACTTACTCTTTTTAAGGTTTTCAGTATCCCCTTTAATTTTATAAAATATTAATTCCACTTAAAAGGATTTTTAGTATCTGTTTCTTTCCAAAATCCAATAAATCCAAACATTAAAATACCAACAATTAATATAATAATAAGTGATAAGTAACTTAATGGATTATATGGATTAAATCTATATGCATTTGAAAAACCTTTACCTAATTTTGGATTTCTTTGATACTTCTTGTAATATCCACAAGTATTTTAATATTTTTCTCATAAACATATTAAATAGTGATTTTTTTCAATGATCTGATTTTTCTCTTACGTGTATTATTGTAAGATTTGATTGATTTTCTATCTGCTACATCTAAGAATTTTAATTTATCTAAGTGTGGTGCTTTATGTTTAATTTTCATAATTATTTAATTTAAATAATGACACAAAGATAAATATAATATTTATAATTACCAAATAATATGAATATTTTTTTTAATATATAAAAATAAAAGGTATTGTAATTATGCGGGTTAAATTAAGGGAGATTTTATTATTATTGAGAGATGAATTTAATCAAAGGCAGGAATTAATTACAAATATCAGCAAGAATTTAAAAGATGACCAATCAATTAAAGAAACTATAATAGAATTAAGAAGAAAAAATACAGGAAATTTGGAATTACAAACAAGTATCAATAAATATTTTAATGAATATTTAAATACTTCTATTGATTCAGATGGAAAATTATCATATCATGATTGTTTAGAATTAACAATTAATGGGATTATTGAATATAATTTTAAGAATCCTTTCTTTTTTGATATTGATTTTCATAATGACTTATTGAAACATTATATTGAAATTGAAGATTATGAAAAATGTAGTTTAATTAAAAGAACTTGGAATAATTCTTTTTAATTTTTTCTATTTTTAATTTTCTATATTCCGGTAATGAAAAAAAATATCTTTGGTCATATTCACTAGTAATACCCTTTTCATCCTCAATTGTAATTACTGGAACATTATAAATATAATTAGTTTCTCTTTCCACTACATAATGTTTATCAATAATAAGATTTTCCATTTTTAGTCCTGGATAAGCAACACTCATATTAGTTTTACATATTATTATATCACCTTTTTTCCACATATTATTCTATATCAAATCCATCTTCATCATAATCATATTCACAACAAGGGTATTCTCTACCTTTTTCATCAAGATAAACCCAACAGGTATTAGGTTTAATTTCTTCCCTATGTTTAGTTTTTTCTTTAAAAACCCATTTCCAATCTACATTTTCTACACCTTCTGGTAATTCTATTTCAAAATCTTCTAATGGTGGATTATATGCATTTTTATCAGAAAATCTATAATTACAACTACATCCTCTTGGAACACAATCATCACAATAATAAGGTGATTCTTTACTATCAGTTACAGGTGCATATATCCACACACATAATTTTCCGCAGTTACATAGTTTTTTCATATTCTACTATTTATAATTGATAATACATCTTTTTTCTTTTTCGCTTTCAAATCCATTATAATTGGTTTATCTAAATGAACTACCAACTACACTAAAGATGTAGTGGTTTCTACACTGCAAGCACATAGTTCTCTATCACTTTGTGCAGTGCTGGGATGGTTCCTCAACCCAAAATTCTTTATATTATTTGATGCATTTACATCTCTATCATGAAAAGTTTCACATTCACTACAAGTCCATTCTCTGTCTTTTAATGTCAAGTCCTTATTTATGTGACCACAAACAGAACAAGTTTTACTAGATGGTTCAAACCTACCAATAACTGATATATTTTTTCCATACCAATCACTTTTATATTCTAACATTGATCTAAATTCACCCCAACCCATGTCTGATATCGCCCTTGATAATTTATGATTTTTAATCATATTATCTACTGCAAGGTTTTCAATACAAATTGTATCATAATTATCTACAAGATATTTTGATATTTTATGTAAATAATCAACCCTTTGATTTTTAATGTGTTCGTGTAACAAAGATAAAACCATTTTTTGTTTTATATAATGGTTACTACCTTTATTTTTTCTAGATAATGATCTTTGTTCTACTCTTAACTGTTTTAATGTTGATTTTAAGAAATCTTTGTTCTCGAATCTCTTTCCATCTGATGTAATTGCAAAATCTTTTATTCCTAAATCTACTCCTACTGATGTAGTTTCTTTTATTTCTTTTTTTATTGGTTTTTCTAATCCAGTTTCAACTAAAATACTTATGAAATATTTATTTGTTATAGTCCTTGATACTGTTGATGTTTTTATTTCACCTTTAAATTCTCTATGTAAATCAATACCTACAAACTTTAACTTTGGTATGAAAATTTCTTTATTATTTTCACTTAAATGAACTCCTTGTGGTAACTGAAATGATTGTTTGTTATGCTTATTTTTAAACTTTGGAAACCCCTTCCCTCTAAAAAAATTTGTGTATGCATTATCTAAATTTCTTATTGACATTTGTAACGATTGTGCAGGTGATGTCGATAACCAAGGGCAATCAGTATCTTTTAATATTTTAATTTTTTTAATTATATCAAAACAATCTATGTTTGTTTTATCTTTTGTATATGCAGAAGTCTTCATTTCTAGACCATAGTTATATACAAAACGAACTTGACCAAATATATTGGATAATAATTCTTTTTGAATTTCATCTGGAAATATTCTATATTTAAAAGATTTTAACATTTTACAGATTTTAATTGTTTTCTATAAGTATATATTAAAAGAAATAAGTCCATATTTTTACATTTTTGAAAATAATTATTTAATATATAATGTAATTGAAATTCATCCACCTAAACTGAAGATTTAGTGGTTTTCTTTCAACTAAAAATATAAATTCATCATAATATATTTTATTTCCACAATTATCCATAAGATAAATACAATCACCATCAATATTAACAACAGGTCTATATTTAGATTGACTATTTTCTTTAATTGCTCTATGAAGAGATCTTAATTTTTTCATTTTTCAAATTTATGATATTTTTTTAATTCTTCTACAACATCTTCTTTATGATATTGAATTAAAAATTGTACATCATTTTCTTTAATATCATAAAGATTCATTAAAAATTCTACATCAGCTTTAGTAGCAATTGATTTTTCTTTTGCTTCTTTTTTAGGTGGCCAATACCAACTTGGAATTCCTTTTGCACCTTTCTTAATAAAGAAGTGATACCAAATATCTGTTGCATTAGCTTTATCAATAGATTTATCATTAAAAAATTGTGCATGTGTAGGAAAACCCCTTGCTAATTTTCTATTAACCATAAAAAAACATCTTTCCTTATCTTCATCAGATAATTTTTTATAATTATCTTTATTTTTAAAGATAAAATCTATAATATGTGTGAAATCGTACATATTTCATTATATTAAATATTATAGACAAAGTTTAAATTGTTCTAAAAATAATATCTGGCATACCATTTTTATATCGTTTTTTAGCATTTTTAAAAATATTTTCATTTACTATAATTTCATCTACATAAACAGATGTTAGATGATTATTTATATCAACTGTTTCAAATTTCCAATTTTTAGGTTTATATTCTAATTTAAAAATATCATTACTTTTAAATTTAAAATTAAAATTTTTATAATATCCAGTAAGAAAACCATCAAAATGATCTAATTTATTACCACCAAATTGTAGTGATTTTGATATTAACTGTTTTCCTATACCATTTATATTTTCTTCATTATTATGAATTAATGTTATTTCACCATCTTTTTTAATAGCAAATCCAATATTATAACCATCTACTTTATAAAGATCAAAATCCTTAATATCATTAATAGTATATGGATTTAAAAACTCTAATCTTTTAGATAGCATAAAAGAATCATAAAAATTATTTGGATTCTTATCCCAATCATTTCTATATATTTTACTTACTACATCATCGAGTGATTCTAATAAATTATCACCTATGACATCCATCATAAGCAATTGATTAAAATATATTCTTTCATAAATTTTCTTAAAAATATTATCAATTTTTTGGGTTGATTCTATGTCATCTAAGAAAAAATCTTCTAATAATATATTATTAAAAACATATTGTTCATATGTTTTTAAATTTTTATTTTTCATAGTATTTTATATTTTTAGTAAAGAATCAATAAATTCATCTGTTGTTATTTTTTCATCAGAAAAATCATAAATAAGTTGTAAATTAATATTAATAAACTTTTTAATATCTTCTAAAATTGAACTTGTTATTAATTTATCATTCACTTCACCTATTATTTTAAAATCAGGAATAGTTAATATAAAACAGTCAGTTTTACTTATTTTATTTGGTATATTACTAACTTTTATTCTTTTCCAGTGATTACCTGGATTTGGACCAATCCAAATAACAACATCTTTTATTCCTGTTTTTTTAGGGGATATGTTAGCCATTTCCATTAATTCTTCATCAGATATAGATGTATGAATACCAAATTCCTTATATTCTAATATTTTTTTCATTTTAAATTACTATTTTTTACAAAGATACTAATTTTATTTTAATTAAAAAATTATTTTTCTAATAATCTACCAGTATAGATAAAAAACATAAAACTCGTAAGAATTTTTTCTCTTGTAAAATGTTCACTAAGTTCTTGAATATTAAGATATTCACCAAAAAAATCTGAATATGCTTCTTCAAATTCACTTATAAAATTATCTAAAATTGTCATAGAATTTGGACCAGCAAATGGATCATCTAATCCAGAAATCATCATTTGGTTTTCCATTTCAATTTGTTTTGCTTTATCTTGAATTTCTTTTTTAGCATCAGTATATTTACTACCAACTATTCTTTTAAGGATTGCATTAAAATTAGTAAGAAAATCTTGTTTAAATTTATTAGTAAATTCTTCAAAATCTTTTTCTTTTTTCATTAATTTTCTTTTTCCTTGTTTTTGAACAGAAAAATCAGATTTTAGACGATAAATTAATGTTTTAGGTTCAATTTGATATAATAATTGTGTTATAGATAAATATTCCCTATCTAATTTTTCATACTCACCACTCCAACCAGTATCTTTCATTACATAAGTATCTACAAAAAATCTACCATTTTGTGATACAAATACTTTTATATAATCAATTGAAATTTGTAATAATAATTCTTTATCACCATTTCTAAATAAATTATCTATATTTCTTTTTAGTGCCATTCTATCCCATTCTGCATCAGCAGGAATAGCAAAATCTCTTTGAATAGGTTGCATAACTTCTCTAGGTACACCTAATTTTGTTAGGCTACTTTTTTCAAGCAATAATTGTTGATTTGTAAATTCGTTGAAATTTTCCATTGTCCTATTGAATTTTTTTGGTTTATAATTAGGTTTAATAATATATTTACCATTTTTTTTAATATCATCTAATAATCCATTTTTTAAATCATTTATTGTAAAAATCTTTTCATAATCATAATCAAAATTACTACTATTTAAATAATTTAAACTACCTCTATTAATTTTATAACTATAATTATAATTTTCTGTATGAATTCTCATATAATATTTATCATGAATGGGCTTTTTAAATTCAGATTTAATAGTATTATAAGCAAGTTCAAAATCAATTATACCATTTAAATATGGTTTAGATTCTTCTAATTCTTGTAAATTACTAAAAAGAATTATAATATTATTATATTGATAATCATTATGAAATAAGCCCTCATTTAAATTTTCCATTGTTCTATTGAATTTTTTTGATTTATAATTTGGTATATTTTTAGTTAACATATCTTTAATTATATACCAATTTTTATTACCATAGTTATTTGGTCTGCTTGGATCATCAAAATAATAAGAAGTACCTAGGCCAGACCTAATAGTATTATATTCATATGGAAATGGTTTTCCTAGTAAATAATTCATATCATAAGTAAAATTATTACCTTTTAACATATGTCTCCAATCTTTACCATATTCTTTTATAAATTCTTCTTCTGTTTTAAAACGATATTCAAAATTCATTTAATTTAGAAAATATTTTTTATTATATATAAAAAAAGGGAAACAATATTTTGTTTCCCTTTTTTAATTTTAAAGATGGTATTAATTATCTTCCATATTTCCAAAAAAGTCATCTAAATCTTCAGTATCTCCACTGTCAGTATCTTCAATTTTTTCTTTTGAACTAACATTATTTGATGACCTAGAAATAGTCTCTTTGGCAAAAGATATATCTTTACCTGATAGTATTTCGATAATCTTTTCTACTTTAACTGATTCTTCTTCAGTCCATCTTTTAGGATTATTATCTTCAATTTTAACATCATGAGTGAATAAGAAGTCTGTTACTTTCTTTTGAACTTTAGCATTAGAAATAACATTTTTTTGTTTTTCTTCATTCCATTCAACTGGAACTTGAATAAATTTCTTTGCTGTTTCATCCCAAATTTTAAGTGGTGATACTGCTCTAAAACTTGAACTATCATAATTTGGAAATTCACCAATTTGTTTTACAATAAGTCTAAAGTCTTTTCCGTTAGCTGGGTCAAAAACATTACATTTTTTACCTTCACTATTTTCACCTGTTTTTTCAAGATTAATTTTTTCTTTAATCTTAAATCCATATGGGAATACCATAATTTTACCTTCATATTCTGGATGTTGTTCATCTTCAACAACTAAGATATATGAATAATACTTAGTAGTTCTACCAATCAGTTCAGCTCTTTCAACTTCAGCTTGATTTTTAGAATTTTTAAGTTTCCAATACAAAGTAGTTAAAGGACATTTTTCACCAAAATTAATAAGTGAATCATAATAACCTTGTAGTTCTTGATAATCTGGAAGATTGGCATAATGTACATGTTTTTCGATTGCTGATGGACCTAATGTTCCATCTTCTAATACATTAGGAATAAATCTGATAGTTGCAACATAACCTTTTTGTTTGTCTTTTGCATCTTTTGGGGTTGGTCTGTATAGACCATCTGCACTTATTGACTTTTTATTTAGAAAATCCATTGTGGAATCTTCTGCACTCATGTCAAACAAATCAACGACATTTTTTGTACTCATTTTAATAATGATTCTTTTTTGACATTTAAGAATTTTATTTGAGTGGTCGTTTGTAGGAGGGATTGTATTGTACTAAAATTGCCTTAAAAATCCTTAAATGCCTTAAATAACCTTAAAATTTTAAATTCTTTAAATGTAATATCTTATATATAAAAAAATAATAATAAAGTTTAATATTTTTCAATTTATTTTTCATTTTTCATTAAAAATTTTTTCAATTCATGTTGAATCATTAAATATGATCGTCTATCAATATCTTCAACTTTTTCATAAATTTTATTTTTAATCATAAAAGAAATAACTTCTGTGACAAATATACTATTGTTTAATTCTCTTAATCTTTCATCAGGTAATTGATTAATTAAATTTCTAGAGTTTGTCATAAAATCTTTACAAAAACTATTATAATCATACTGGTAATCAATTTCAATATCTTCTAAATATACATTAACAGATAATCTTGCTTGATTAACTTTATCAAATTCATCTACAAACATATCAGATAAATTACCTTCTATTTTACCTAATAAATCTTGTTTTATGTCCATATAGGATTGTTCTAATTCTTTTTTCATAATTATATATAATTTTTTAATAGTCTCAAATTAATTATTTGATAATATAGGAAATCTATATGTATAACCTCTACAATTATCTACTGTTAATATTGAATCATATGGGTTTATTCCAATTAATGTATATTTACCAATTGGAATATCAATACTGTAATTACTACTTGTATCTACAATTATAGTATCAAATGGCATTAGATCAAAATCAAAAATATAAATTGAAAGAATAATAGTGTCATTGTTAATGAATTTTAATGTCCCTGTTTTATTTGCTACACAATCAGGTACACCCATTTGTGTTTCACATGAAACTATTAAAAAAAATAAAAATAAAAATAATAATATTTTCATACTCTTTAATTCTAAATTAATTATAATAATTTATTTAAACAATTATTTTTAATATATACATATAATAAATAAAAGTTTATAAAATGAGCTATATTAGAAATTCTGTAAAATTATTACCAATAATTGAAAATTTTGAAAATAAAGTAGTGTTATACACTGAATTTGATGGAAATTTTGTTGTAGGTGATAAGTTATATGTAATGGTAATAGATAGTGGAACTACTGATTATGAATTAGATAGTTTTAAATATTCTTCTGGTAAAACTTTATATAATATGATAGGATATGAATTATATCAGAAAGAAGGGAATAAGTTAATACTAAATATAAATTATACAGAATTAAATTTAAATTCATTAACATCTAATAATTGTTATATAAGTAGAATTTATATTAAAACTGGTTCAATATCAAGGGGTATAATAAATGGATCATTATTATATAATGTTGAAGTAAGACCTATTAATACATTAAATTTAATATGGTATCAAGGAATAATTGTAACATCACCATCTGCTATAACTTATGTTGATTTTAATAGCAATAGTGAAAATGAATTAATTTTAAAATCAGAATTATCTACTAATGGTGTAAATTCTTTTTATACATTAAATAATTATAATAACGGATTAAGTATAATTAATTTATTAAACACAACTTTAACTTTAAATAATTGTAATATTAATTCTGGTATATTTAATAATTGTACTTTAGGTGCACCAAATTATATTATAAATAATGGTATATTTAATAATTGTTCAATAGGTTCAAAATATAAAATTTTTGGTGGTGAATTTATTAATTCAACATTATTGACCAGTGATATTAAATGGAATAATGGTATATGGGATAATAATGATGGTACAGGTAATTCATTTAAAGTACTTATATGGTCTGGTGGTACATGGAGAAATGGTGTATTTCCTAGTACGTCTACTTGGTTAACAGGTAGATTTATGAAGGGTAAATTTGATGGTGTTGCTTGGTTTGATGGTACATTTGGTACTAAAAACAGTACAACTAGTGATACTGTTTTTTCTGGTAAAACTTGGCATAATGGATCATTTAATGGGGGGTTAATGAAAGAATCTATTTGGAATAATGGTACTTTTAATAATGGTACTTTTAGTGGTTCTAGTTGGTCTGGTGGTACTTTTAATAATGGTATAATAACTTATTCTAATTGGACTGGTGGTACTTTTAATAATGGTTATTTTGAAAATTCTAATTGGTATAATGGTGTTTTTAATAATGGTACTCTTAATGATTCTACTTGGTATAATGGTGTTTTTAATAATGGATTGTTTAATTCTATTATTAAAGATACTTCTATATGGTATAATGGTAGTTTTTATGATGGTAAATTTCAAAATTCTATATGGTATAATGGTAGTTTTTATAAAGGAAGTATGTTTGATTCATATTGGTCTGGTGGTGATTTGTTTTTTGGTGTTATGAATAAAGTATATTGGTATGGTGGTACATGGCATGATGGTATTGCAAATGATGTTCAATTTTATGATGGAACTTGGTTAAATGGTATATTTAATTATGGTATATTCCATAAAGGAGATTGGTATGATGGATCATTTAATTCAGGTTTTTTTAGTGGAGATACACTTTCTACATGGCATAAAGGAAACTTTTACTTTGGTGAATTTAGAGGCACTTGGTTAGGTGGTACATTTTATACAGGTGACATAAAAACATCTATACCACAAAAATATATAATAGGTAAAGAATTTAAACAATATAATAAATCTGGATTAATAACTGATAATTATAATACTGTTAAATTACCTGCAAAAAAAAGGTATTAAAAATAATAATTAAAAATAAATGGAAAAATTAAAAATTTTTTTAAAAGGGTTATGGACTTTTTTAAATAGTAAAGTATTTCAATACATAATAGTAATTATAATAATACTTTTTTTATTAAAAACTTGTGGTAATAATAAAGAATTAAAACGTGATAATATAATAAAAGAACAAAATTTATCAGCTAAAACTGATTCATTGAGATTGGAAAAAACAAAATCAGGTGGATTACAAGTGAGTATTGCTGGTTATATTTCAAGTATTGAAGATTTAGAAAAATTAGATTCTAGTTTATATGCAGATGTTAAAGCAGAAAAAGGTAAAGTATTATCACTAAATGTACTTAATGCTAAGTTAATACAAGATAAGAAAAAATTACAAGAATCATATGATAGTTTAAAATCTATAATGGGAAAACCAATAAAAATTAATGATAGTACTTATGTTTTTCCTTGGACTATTGTAGAAACATATGATGCAAATAATTCAGCCACTTATGTTGGTTGGACTAAAGTAGGTGTAAATATTAAACCGGATTATATTTTTAATTCTAATACTTCAATATCAGATGTTTTAAAAAAAGGATTATTAGTAGAACATTATGGATCAAGATTAGATTCAGTTTCTACAAAAATAGAAATAAAATTTGGACAGAAGGTTGAAAATAAACAATTAAGGGTTTTTGCAGAAACAGATTTTCCTGGATTTAGTCCTGAACAACTAAAAGGTACACTTGTTGATCCAAATACAATCCCTTATTTAAAAGGACTTATGAAGGAACATAAAGTATTATTTCCCAATACATGGTCAACAGGGATAGGTGTAAGTAGTGGATATAACCTTATGACAGGTAAACCTTATCTTGGG